TCTACAGATGGAGACTTCGCACAGTTAATCGCACCCAATGTCAAACAGTATAATGGCGTCATGCAGGTCACTACCACACACGAAGGATACTTTGACGAAAAGGGTAAACCTGTAATAGACAAGAAAACTGGCTTAGAAAAGCCTGCTCCAGATCCAAGTTGGTTATTATTTGAAAAATGTATGCGTGGTGATACCAGTGATAATATCTTTTCAGCCTATCCTGGTGTGAGAGAAAAAGGCACGAAGAACAAGGTAGGACTCCGTGAGGCATTTGCCGACAGAAGTTCTAAAGGTTATAACTGGAACAACATGATGCTACAGAAATGGGTAGATCATGAAGGTGTCGAGCATCGTGTACTAGATGACTACAGTCGTAATGTCAATCTCTGCGACCTCACAGCACAGCCAGACGATATTAAAAATATTATTAAAGAAACAATCACAACTGCTACGACAGCAGAAAAAAGTATAGCACAGGTAGGAGTACGTTTCTTGAAGTTCTGTGCCGAATACGATCTACAAAAAGTAGCAGAACAAGTGGACAGTTATGTCCAACCCCTAAATGCGAGGTATGAGTCATGATGTCAACTACTAAGGTTTTAGTTCCTAACAAAGAATGGTTGGTTAAAGATGGTGTATTTAAGATTGGCAGTATCAGTAAACAGAAAAAAGGATACACGTTTAATCGTAATGGACAGAGCATTCCATTCTCTGATCTAAATGAAGTCAAATCACAGTTTGGAATTATCGAACTGGCCGAGCCTATAAAAAAATCAACAGATACCATAACAAACAAATCCATCTACGACTATCCATGTAGCAGTCGACCTTATGAACCCGTTTACAGTGTCAAAGATAAATTACCCTTGTTCGCCAAGAGCTCTAAGAGCAAGAGCCAATACTGTGCAGGATACTATGTTATACAATTCCGAAAGGGTTGGGTAAAGTCGTTCTGTCCAAAATTGATCACACTAGAACGATATCCCTATCATGGTCCATTCAAGACTGAACAAGAAATGAAGAGCATGTTAAACACGGTTAATAAATTATGAAACAGTTAAACACCTTACCCATCGAATCTTTCCTAGAAAAAGCTCGCATCGCCATCCGTTCCAATCAGCGCAATCTCACCTTGACCATAGACGAAGTCACTAATCTACAGAACAGTCTCAGCGTGGTCATGACACGATTGACCGGTGAAATGGATCAGATAGTGGCATCAGCAGGTCAAGGCCCAACTGACGTCAAAATAGACGGTGGGGGTTTCTAGACGTTTGGAATAAATATATACGCACATTTAAGAGAGCGTATATCGTGAGTCGTCCAAAACCAAAAGTCATGTTAGAAATCACTAATAAAAAAACCTATAAAACCGAACAGGTATTAGAAGCAGAAGCTATCTGGGCTGTGTTTTATCAGGATCAACCTATTAATTTAAAAACCACCAGTGTGGTAGTTAATCAATTGGGTCCAAAATACAAAAAGGTTTCATTTTCAAACTCTGGTCATGCTGTTAATCTCGCTGAAAAACTCAATAAAATGTTCCAAACCCAGGACTTTTCTGTGTATAAACTCATCACGGGAGAAAAGATAACCTATGGGTCTAAAGACTGAACTCACCCAAAAAGTAGCGGCACATCTCAGATTAGAAGGCGACCTTGCACAATGTCGTGTGGCATGGTGGCAAGACTCTCGTGATCAAGACTATGGGTTCCAACTAACCACTGAAGGGTTTATAGCGTTGACAGATGCTGATATCAAAAGCTATCCCATAAAGTTCGAAGAAGAACTCTATATAACCAATCAGTTGACCATTTGGTTAAACAGGCACATGCCCTGCCCATTTTTCCTAACACGAGACAGAATCTATGTGTTCAGCGAACACATGGCCGTCCAACTGATGTTGTTTTCTGGCAACTTAGAACGGTTTATTCGGGCTAAAATAGACAAATTAAAAGATTGATTGATCTTTTCCAGAAATTCCTGTATAATATTACTATTAAGGCAGTAAATATCAACACACTAACAAAGGAATATCATGGCAGAAAAGATCAGTAGCAATCGCACAGTCACTCCAAACGAAGCTAAACGTAGCATCCGTAAGTGTATCAAAGTACAGCGTCCTGTATTCATGTGGGGTCCTCCAGGTATCGGTAAGAGCGATATCGTAAAGCAGATTGGTGAAGAACAGGGTCGTGAAGTGATCGATGTCCGTTTATCACTCTGGGAACCTACAGACATCAAAGGTATCCCCTATTACAACAGCAATTCCAATACAATGACTTGGGCACCTCCAGCAGAACTGCCTACAGATCCAAATTCAACTGCTATCCTATTCCTTGATGAGTTGAACTCAGCGGCTCCTGCTACACAGGCCGCGGCTTTCCAACTGGTATTAAATCGCCGAGTTGGTACTTATGTGCTTCCAAAAGGTGTGTCAATCGTTGCCGCCGGTAATCGTGAAGCTGACAAGGGTGTGACATATCGCATGCCTAGTCCATTGGCTAATCGTTTCGTACACGTTGAATTAAAATCCGATTACGAAGATTGGTTAGAGTGGGCTGTCAACAACAAGGTACATGAGCAGGTAGTAGGTTATATCGGATTCGCTAAAAACGACTTATATGACTTCGATCCAAAAAGCAGTTCACGTGCCTTTGCTACTCCACGTTCATGGAGCTTCGTAAGTGAATTGCTCAAAGATGACGATTTGGACGAAGGTACACTCACTGATTTGGTAGCAGGTAGCGTTGGTGAAGGGCTGGCTGTGAAGTTCATGGCACATCGCAAGGTAGCCAAACAGATGCCTAAACCAGAAGACATCCTCAGTGGAAAAATTGTCAAGTGTGATATCAAAGAAATCTCCGCTATGTATTCGTTGACTGTGAGTATGTGCTATGAGCTCCAGACCGCTAACCAGAAAAAGGTCAAGAACTGGGATGGTATGGCAGATAACTTCTTCCAGTTTATGATGGACAATTTCCCGACTGAGTTGGTTGTGATGGGAGCGAAAGTGGCTCTCACATCCTATCAGTTGCCGTTCGATGCTTCTAAACTAAAGAACTTCGATCGTTTCCATCAGCAGTATGGAAAATACATCATACAGGCTATGGAAAGTTAATACACGGGCCCGCAAGGGCTCTTTTTACATATAAAAAGGAAAACAATATGGCCGTAAAATCTTGGTATTTGAGCGTAGTGGAAAAAGGAACAAATAAGGCAGTGGACGGAATCAAGAGTAAAATGTTCTTCACTGCTCCGGATATGAACAAATGGGTTAAAGAACAAGAATTAGCAGAGAAATATCCTCCAGAACAGTATTATTACATCAAAGAAAACTATTGACCTTTTGGTAAAAAGACACTATAATAGTATATATACAGTTAACAAGGAGCCCAGATGTCATCAGTGATGAAAGCAGAAAAAACAGCTAAACCCAAAAAGACTCGTGAGTTTACCGCTGTTGAAAAGAACAAGATCGTAGAAAAACTGGTTACTGCTCGTGTAGGCCTATTACTGCGTCATCCATTCTTTGGTAATCTAGCCACTCGTTTAGAATTAGTCGATGCCAGTGACTGGTGCTCAACACTGGCCACAGATGGTCGCAAGTTCTATTATTCAAACGAGTTCGTCAACAAGCTGACTCCAAAACAGGCAGAATTTGGATTCGCACACGAAGTCCTACACAATGTATTTGATCACATGGGACGCCGTGATGGCCGTGATCCAACCTTATCCAATATTGCCGCTGACTATGCGGCCAATCAGATCCTCAAAGATGAACGAATTGGTGAAGTTCCAGAGTTTATCAAGATCTTCCAGGATAACAAATATCGTGGCTGGAGTTATGAGCAGATCTATAACGAGCTCTATGACAAGGCAGAAAAGATCGACCTTAGTGAATTGGGAGAATTGCTAGACGAACACCTAGACGGTGAAGGCGATGAAGATGGCAACGGAGGTGGGGGTGGTGATGAGGAAGGTCCAGAAGGTAAAGGCAAAGGTCGTCCCAAACTCTCCGCTGAAGAAAAGAAAAAGATCCGAGATGAGATCAAAGAAGCCATGGTAGCCGCGTCACAGGCCGCAGGTGCCGGACGAGTTCCAGCAGGTGTAGCTCGAATTATTGGTGATTTCACAGAACCAAAGATGGATTGGCGACAGTTGTTACGCATGAGCATACAGAGTATCCTAAAGAGCAACTTCAGCTTCAGTCGTCCGAATCGCAAAAGTCAGCATTCGGGTGCCATATTACCAGGCATGATGAATGAAGAGACTATAGATGTCAGCATCTCTATCGATATGAGTGGTAGTATCAGCAACGCCCAGGCCAAAGACTTCTTGTCAGAAGTCAAAGGCATCATGGACGAGTATGTAGACTTCAAGTTAGATATCTGGTGTTTTGATACCCAGGTATACAACTATGCCCAGTTTACAGGTGATACCGCTGACGAGATCATGAGCTATGAGGTTAAAGGCGGCGGTGGTACTGATTTTGATGTCAATTGGCAGTTCATGAAAGATGAAGATATCCATCCTAAAAAGTTCATCATGTTCACAGATGGTTATCCCTGTGGATCATGGGGTGATGAAGACTACTGCGATACCCTGTTTATCATCCATGGCGACGAAACCATAAATGCGCCATTTGGCCAGACTGCCCATTATAAATAAGTGAGTATATAATGTCGCTTAGTCGTCAGGAAGTTAATCCTCTAGGTCTTTTGGGTCTGCGTAAACTCAAGTTTATTCCGGCACATTTTACCAAGATTTCAGTAGATGCGTCTACAGATATCAAACTTCTAGACCGCTGGATCGTCTATAACTTAAATAGTAGGTATGCTATTAAACAGGGTTATGTATTAGATTCAGATAATAAGCTAACTGATGTTATAGAAATAGGTATAGAGGATCCAAAGGAGATATTGATGTTGTCTCTGGGATGTCCTTATATACACCAACAATAAGGAAAAGAATTAAAATGGATAATCAAGCTCAAACAACAACTCCAGATGGAGTAGAAGCACCACAGGCTCCAGCACAGCCGGAATTCAGCATCGCTGATCTACAGAATCTACGTGCTATCATTGATCTATCGGCCAAGCGTGGAACATTTACTGGTGCTGAGTTATCGTCAGTGGGACAGGTATTTGATCGATTGAATGCTTTCTTAAACGCTGTAGCGCCTGCACAACAACCTGCTACATCTTCTGCCGATACGACAACAGACACACCTGCGGCCTAATAGGAGATCGAGATGAAACACATCGCAAAAATGAAAAACAACTCGGCCCGAGTTGTTGTAGCATATAGGACTATCCCAGGAGACGGCTCTAGTGCTCTAGTAGTCGGAACACAGGGCCTACCAGATGCCTATCACGACAGCCTGATGCAGTTGGTACAGGAAGACGCTGGTCAACAGGCCAATGAACTGGCAGATGTACTGGCAGTACGCAAGTTTCCAGATGGCACTAATATGCTAGAATTTTTGCATACACGTGGTCATCTCAAAAAGGTTCCTACCAGTTTGGTCTTGATGACTCCTAATACCCAAACAACGCTGCCGTTAGATGAACTGAACAAGATGATCGCTGAACAGAAGGGGGTAAGTGTAGATAATTTAGCAGTAACCGAAGATGCTTCTAAATCGATTCCGACCAAGAAGTCCAATGATCCTACAGAGATCATAGTTGACGAGGTTCCTGTTATCGCTCAACCAGCCGCTACTCCGACTCCCGCTACGTTACGTTCCAAGGCAGATGAGTTATTAGCTGAAGCCAAAGCTCTAAGAGAGTTGGCTGATTCATTAGACAAACCAAAAGCCAAAGCCGCACCTAAAACTAAAAAAGTTTCAGCTACAGTTTAATCGGCTCAGATGTAACACCAATATAGGGGCTGATGCCCCTATATCTTTTTAAGGAACACCATGCTAAACGCAGATCATACCTATACAAATGCCCTATTTGAAATATTGGAAACCGGAGAACACCGAGAAGATCGAACAGGAACAGGCACCGTAAGTCTGTTCGGAATCAATCTCAAGTTTGATCTATCTCGAGGGTTTCCTGCGATCACTACTAAAAAATTAGCCTGGCGTGCTGTAGTAAGTGAGCTACTATGGTTTATCAGTGGCAGTGGTGATGAGAGGAAACTAAAAGAGTTATTATATGGTGATCCAAACTCAGACAAGAAGACTATCTGGTCAGATAACGAATCGGCGGACTATTGGCAGCGCCGTAAAAAATTCAAGGGTGACCTAGGCAGGGTATATGGGGTACAATGGCGCACTTGGCGTGCTCCTGTATTTGGAGCTAACCGAATGGGAGTAAAACACGTAGATCAATTAGTAGACTTGATCAACGGTATCAAAAAGGATCCCTATAGCCGACGTCATATACTATCAGCCTGGAATCCCGGCGAACTAGAATTAATGGCACTACCTCCCTGTCATATCTTGGCACAGTTCTATGTTAGCAAGGATAACAAATTAAGCTGCCAAATGTATCAGCGTTCAGCTGATACTTTCTTGGGATTGCCTTTTAATATCGCCAGCTACGCATTATTGACGCATATGATAGCCCAGGTCTGTGGATTAGATGTAGGCACACTAACCATCTGTATCGGAGATGCACATATCTATTCTAATCACGTAGATCAGGTAAAAGAACAGTTGTTAAGGAAACCTTTTCCTCTGCCGAAATTGATGTTGAGTCCTGGAGTAGATAATATCTTAGATTTTACTATGGGCGATATTGTGTTAGTGGACTATCAGTGCCACGATGCGATACGAGCACCAATGGCTGTTTAGATTACCAGTACTTCTATGACCCCAAAGCCCTGGTCTTGACTGCCTAGGGCTTTTCCTATTACAGCATTTGGACTATGACCGTCGGTCATGACCTGTGCGTATCCGATCGATGAACTAGTTACCAGCAGATCGCCCTTTTGTACACGACCCATTACCTTGCAAGGTACCCGACCTTTTAAGGCGATGTAGGGGTGAGTTTCGTCGGTTCCAGCGTCGGAATTCATCATATATGCTGGATTTTTGCTGACAATTCCAGCTACTCTTGTATCACCTGCGATATATGTAGTAGTAACTTCAGCTGTACCTCCGATGACCAGTACCGTACCTTCATCATATACCTCATCAGATTCATAACGTTCTGCTAGGTCGGCGAAACGAGCGGCGGATGCTATGGTATTTAGAACACCACTGGCATAGGTAATACCACTATCTGTGACCAACGTGCTGTTTCCTGTGCTGGTGCTGGCCAATGGAACATAATAAGGCGTTGTTACTGTAGTCGATTGTAGATTAATACTATTGGCCGAAACTGCTGATAGTGATTCTGCGGCTGTTCCCCAGAAATAATAACCGCTTCCTTTAGTGCTTCCTTGAGGAATAGTAGGATCCGTTCCATTATAAGCATTGGCCAAAGTTATTCCACGGCGTATTAAGGGAAAACGATCTGGATCAAGATCTTGACTTTGATAAGGAATAAAACTAGGATCAGTTTCACTCATCACAGCAACAATCTTGTTACCAATACTGCCTTTGAGTATGGTAATGGCCGGACTACTGCTGGTTGAATATTCATCATTAGGTAACCAGTTGGCTTTGGTGCTGAGGCTGGGTCCTATGATTTGATAAGAGCTTCCGTCAAAGGTTTTTAATAATTGGTTCTGTGTATCCCACCATAGATCACCTACCACGCTATATACAGGAACACCGGGCTGTATACGGATAGTGGCCAGGCCTTTGAAACTGGCTCCATCATATACTTTTAATTTATTCTGTGTGGGATTGGTGTCAAACCAAGTTTGACCTATGATAGGTTTAGCCGGTTGTTGGGTGTTGGCAAAGTTCTCTAGCAGATATACGAAATTTTCGTTTACCGCTAGTCCGTAACCTGCGTAATTTTTTCCCACCAGATTGATGCTGGTGCTGATGTCTACATTAGAATCATCTACTGTGGTTAATACTTTTCCGTTGGTTTTATATATTAAGTATGGCATGATTATTCGGGAACGTTGATCCAATTCTGGTTAGTTTGGTTAGGCGAGTATTCTGGCACTACATTGCTCAATGACTGATAGTATGTTGTAACGTTGCCGTTTATGTCTCTGGTCTGAGGCACAGGATAAACCATGATCGCGTCCCAACGGTTCTGTCCTATAGCGTGGTCGTATACTATGCGAAATCTACGGACATGTTGGTCATCGCCTGCCATTACCGGAAAGATATTTGCACCAGGTGTAAACACTGTTACACTCGCTTCACATCCTACAGGAAACCCTACTTGATCTACGAGATTGACAAAAGGAACTTGATGTGCATTTGCCGGGGGGAAAGACATTGTTAATAATCTCTGTATGGCCGGATTGTGTATGGTTATCAATTGATTATAATCGTATGGATACACAGTGTCACCGGGATTTGGAGAATACTGTGCATATTGCGGAAATAATGATGGTAGCTGTACCGACATACTGAGACCTTTGTTGATCATGGTACCACCAAAATAGATATCCTTGAATATGGTCAATCCTGCTACCACAGACTGCTGTGTGCTGGTACCAAAATAAGTCAAAGAATCATTCCTGCTCATAAGGAACGGCGTACTGCTGATTAGACCAATCGCTGTTCCATAGTTTTCTAACAGGGTTATGTTCTGTACTATCCCATTAACATCTTTGACCGGAGTTGTGGGCAGTACCCAACCTTCTCCACCTATCGAGGCACTGAACGCAGGTCCTATGATCCAAGTGGCCGTACTGGCATTGGGTTTAATATGTAGCTGTTTGTTGATCTGATCAAACCAAAAATCACCTATACCTAGATTTACAGGTAAATTAGGATTTATTTCTGCTCCGATTACATTTCTCCATCCCAAATCTGTATCAAATATATTCAGTTGGCTGTTTACGATATCGTACCAGAGCTGTCCTGGTAAAGGATTAATTGGTTTATCTTGGGGAGTACTGGAGCTGTTGCTCAGTACTGTAACAAAATTTTCATTGAAATATTGTCCATAACTGGCAACATTTTTACCTACCAGGGTGAGATTAGTTGTGACCTTATCTACAGTTCCATCTGCTATGATAGATAGTATGGTTCCGTCGGAATTGTATATTGTATATGACATAGTTTAATATTTATCCAGCTACCAGATTCCTTGTATAACTACAACTCCCGGATATCCGCTGCCTGCATTACCACAGTTTCCGTCCTGATTAGTGCCTCCGCCACCGCCTGCTCCGCCATACATAGATCCGTTTTGGCTATTATTTCCGCCACCGCCTGCTCCGCCTCTATTACCGCTAACACCTTGATGTCGACCACCTGCGGCGCCCCCGGCTACTGTTAATTGTATTAAGGTGGCCAATACACCACTTCCACCAGCTCCTACTCTCCCACTTCCCGCAGAAGTTCCAGCAGCTCCTGCTCCGCCTCCTCCACCACCAGCATCATACGTACGACCGTTGGTTCCACCACTACCTCCAGGATAGCCTTGAGGACCTCCATTAGCTCCTCCCTGTGTTCCGGTATCTCCACTGGCAGCACCGCCACCTCCGCTGGCACAGCTAGGAATAGGGGTTTGATAAATTCCTCCACCCCCACCTCCACCATAAGCGGTATAACCAAAGGCACTGGTGCTCCCACCAGCCGATCCACGATTACCGGAACTTTTAGTAGAACCACCGCCGCCGCCACCTACTGTAATGGTATAAGTTTGACCCGGAGTGACTGGTACGCAGGAAAGCTGTACTACTCCGCCAGCTCCGCCTCCACCGCCGCCTCCTTGATTATCTCTATTGCAACTACCAGTTCCGCCCCCTCCACCGCCACCAACTAATAATACATTAACCACTCCACTCCTTAGAGTGACTGGGGCACGCCACTGGACACTGGTAATAAAAGTGGCCAATTGCGATAATGGAAAATAAGCGTGTGCTCCGTAGAATTCTTTTAGACTGATACGCTGATTGGGCGCTTGAGGAGGACCAGTGGGTGTCCAAGGATGTGGATAACAGCTAAATGCATTAGCATCTGTGCCGCCTTCCCAATAGGCCAATAAATTATTATCTGGACCTTGAAATTCTGCTTTTATTTGTAGTAGAGATATAGTTCCGGTAGATTGCAGTGGAGGTCCTTTGTATTCTGGCTGTAACACTCCCGATTCAGTAAACGAATGTATGGTTTTTCCACCTTGGTAGGTTATATTTCCTCCCGAGAACAGACTGGTTCCGCAGTAGGCCACGGCCACTAATCCAGGACCACCAGTACCGGAGCCTCCCATAGAATTTGCACCACCCCCACCACCGGTTCCAGGAGTGCCGTTCTGTCCACCTGCTCCACCACCACCAGAACCACCAGCTCCAGGATAATTTCCTCCGTGTCCGTTAATCACACCAGCCCCACCACCACCGCCACCTACTGAAAATGTGAGACCACTAGAGCCTAGGTTGATCGATACCCCAGAACCCCCAGCTCCTCCGGTAGGTCCACTCCAGTTACCACCGATGCCACCTGCACCACCTCCGCCGCCACCGGACCAGGCACAACCCCATCGTCCGTGACCTGTACCTCCGGGATAACCTTGGCCGGGGACTCCTGTTCCGCCACTCCAACAATTAACTGCCCCTTCATTACCAATCTGGGCCCAACCACCCCCACCTCCCGATCCGCCGGGGTATCCAGGGTGTGTCGTACCACCGCCGGCTCCGCCACCACAGGCTGTGTGTCCTAAAAATGTGCTGGGGCTTCCGGCACTGCCAACTCCCCCGGCTCCCACCGTTACAGTAAATTGTTGAGTGCTACAGATAGTAGCACATCCAGTGATCACGCCGCCAGCTCCACCCCCACCGGCACTGCCAGCACCACCGCCGCCTACTACGAGATAATAGACTTTTGTTGATACGGCGGCCATAGAATTATCCTATACGACGTTTGAGTTCGTCTATTTGTAGTTGTTGTTCTTTGATAGCTTCAACCAATAGACCTATTAGAGCATTGTATCCAATACCTAAAAATCCTGTATTTTCATTGACTGATACTATTTCGGGGATGACTGCCTGTACTTCCTGTGCGATGAGACCAAGATTTGGTCGTCCGCCTTTTTTATAATTAAAACTTACCCCACGTAGAGCCAGAGTCTTAGTCAGAGCATCAGTTATGGTCTCTATGTTGTCTTTGATATCACGATCAGACCCGGCCACTACATCACCTGATAGCGTTAACGTGTGGCTTGCAAAGTCATATGCCATGCCCGAATCGCCTGCGAGTTCAGATCCTGTACCAGCACCGTAGGCAACATATCCTACTCCCAATCCCACCGGACTGTCCCATTCTGGAGCAGTAGCACCGGCATTGACTTTTAGATATTGACCAGCTGTTCCGATCGACAGCAAGGCTGTAACACCTGGTCCAGTTTGGTATGGTATACCGCCAACCAACCCACCACCAATGTTAGTGGCTGTGTTAACTGATAGATTGGACCCATTTGAAAATCCTGTATGTCCTGCTCCTGTCTGTACTACAAACTGACCAGCCAAACCGCCTGCGATATTGGTAGCTGTGTTTACTGAAATCGCCGAAGGCTGTAAAAATACAGTTTTATCAACACTTATCTGATAAGGGAATGTACCAGCAGAGCCACCTAGTAGATAGCTGGCATAGGTAGCAGTAGCAACACTTAGACTGCCGGGGTTGATAAATGAGGTCTGGTTAGCTGCCGACTGTACAACAAACTGTCCAGCTGATCCACCTAGGATGTTATTGGTGTTATCACTGTAGCCTACACGCACAGTTCCTGTGGTTTGATAATATGGTGCTTGACTTCCACCACTGACCAACACACTCGATCCCGTGCTGGCTGTGGTAATAAATCCTGTGGTACTGGTGTTTATCTGATAGATGATTTCGCCAGGTGCTCCAGCAAATACGTTGTCTGCATATCCCACCACCAATGTGGTTATGTGGAATTGGCTGGCTGTTGATACCCATAACGAACCATTGACATAGAGATTTCCACCTATGCCCACACCACCTTGTACTGTAAGGGCACCCGTTACTGTAGAATAGGCCTGGGCGGCCGACTCAACTTTGATACTTCCGCGACCTAGCCTGGTCTTCAATACGATGTTGCCGTACCCATAGTCGGGATTACGATCATTCAATAACACTAGATCATTTCCTGATTTTTTTATCTGTATCTTACCTTTGCTGGTACCATAGGTATCATCACTAGATGTTAGTACTATACCATCGGTATTTTGCCAGTAGACACGACCTGTGATGATCTGGCCTTGTCCCGGTATATCTCCACCTGCTGTGTCATCTTTGATAAGGAAACGATCAGTAGGAACTCTCAGGGTCTGTACACCAGAATATAGATTTAGCGCATCTGCTGAGAAGGCAGTTCCCCAGAATTTGCCTACCGTGGTCATGTTGGTACCGGTAAACAGTTGAGAATTGAAATTAGGTATTACAGGATTAGGATAGAAACTATCAGCGGTATCTATAGCGATTGTAACATTTTCTACATTATGTTCTATTATCCAATGCAGATTTCCTGCACTGTCTGAAACTAATTTTGGAAAACTTCCTGTGGTTACAGCAGGATTTATTGGAGCATAGAAAGAATAGACACCACCCGGAGTGAGAGAATTTAACGGCCGACTTAATTGTACAGCACCACTAGATGCTGTAGTCAATACCACAGTTTCTGGAGGTACTGCAGGTCCTACGCAGAGATCTAATCTAGATATAGATCCTATCACAGAAGGAGATACATATAGGGTACTGGTTCCAGCTATGGGAGTGATCGTGGTAGACGTACTAGGATCTATATTATATTGAGCATGTGTTCCACCTATCTGTTCCCAGACACGATTACTGGCATATAGACTCAAGAGATTATTTCCTGTGTCTACCCACAGGTCTCCAGGCTCTACATTGGTATTGGTTGAAAGACTGGGATCGGTAGGCTGTTGCCATACTCCGTTTACCGGCGACCAACGTTGTCCACCTGTTACAGTATTGACTTTTAATTTGTTATTAACATTGTCATACCATAATTCTCCTTGTACAGCATGAGCCGGAGGAGTACCGTTGCTAAAATTCTCTAAAAGATGTAGGAAATTTTCTGCTATCTTCTGTCCATAATTAGGATAGCCACGACCTACTAGACTTAAGTCGGTGTCTGTGGTATTGATACCCGGAGGCATATCCGGTACCGTGATTGATGTACTTGTGGTAGGATCGGTAAATTTTATCGTAAATGGCATGGTTACATTCCAGCGGTTAGGCTCTGTATCCTCACAGTATAGTCAATCTGTATCATGCGATTTAAGGATTTCTGTACCGGATGGAATATAACGTGGGTTAGTAAATCACCCATATCGGCACCGTCGGGACTGTAGGCTTTGAGACCTAGTTCGTCAAACACAAATTGGCTGTCTGTGGTTGCGGCATTGTCATATAACTGCTGACCATAAGGTTCACCAAAGTCTAGCAGGCAGCTGATCAATACATCAGTATAAGGAGCACCTGCTACGTGACGTACCTGCATGAAATTACGAGCAGGATCTAGATCTGACGGACTGGCAGCATCTACATTTTTATAATAAGTTTCGTTATATAAGCTGGCACCCGAACCTACAACATTAGGAGTAAGGTAGGTGATGATGCCTGTTTGATCGATACGTGTTCCGCCGTTGCCAAATGCCATCTCTGATATAAAACCCTGTCCTTGATTGCTAACAGCGTTGGCCAGTGCTTTTGAAAAATTCTCGTGATGTATGGCGTTGGGCTTGTCAATATATACCTCTTTGGTCTCGGGATCAAATATTTTTATATGTCCCCGTATGTTTACTCCGCCTAGTTCGTTTGGTTTATTCATTTTATCCTGTTCCATAGCAATATTTATACGGGTATTATATCCCCAGTCGAGACTTGAGCAGTGCTACGTCGGAGGTCAATTGATCAATGGTCTGTTTCTGTTCTTTGACTGCTTCAATCAGTAGGGGTACTAGTTTTTCGTAACGTATGGCTAGATATCCATCACCCTTGTCATAGACCACATCGGGTACTATTTTTTGCACATCCTGCGCAATAAGACCTATATCACTCTTTGATACCGATGCGGGAATTTTAGACAGATAATCTTCGGTCCAGTCATAGGTTACTCCGGTTAAAGAGATCACAATATCTAAAGCTCCTGTAATTTCGTTAATATTCTCTTTTAATCTCCTATCAGAACTGCTATAATAGGCTGTGATGTTTCCGTTGACTGTTAAATTACCTGAATTATCAAATGTCAATGTTCCGCTTCCGTTGCCGGTAGATATTCCCCATCCTGTTGAGGCTGCGGGCTGTGCTATTCCATTCCAGGTATACAGTGTGTATTGATTATAATTGCTGGGATTTTCTGCTTTTAATCCGGTAGTACTCTGTGTGATAACGGAGTTAAATGTCAGTATAGAAGCTGTTGTGACTGTTTGTCCTATCCATCTGGTACCATCATAGGAATAGGTAACTCCGTTAGGGGCATTGTAGATCTGTCCAACTGTCAGTCCCGAGTTAGGAAAGTTTAATATAGTCATAATGGTATTTATTTAATTTTTATTAGTAAATCTATTACCTTAATTAATGGTATAACTGCTGCCTTCCAAACTCTCTCATGTAACCAGAACAATCCAACTTTGGTAAATATCTCGGTATAACATCACTATTTAATTTGATATTATGAATCTAATGTTGCATTGATAAACTCGGGCATTTGCAATAGCCTTTGGTATATTGCTTGCAATGTTTTATCTTTTAATGGATTTGCTTTTCCAAAATAATAATATCTAAAAAATAACCATTAACAAACAAAACATTTCTGATGTCATTTTTATGGTTCCTTTGGAAATGCAATATTTGGAAAATTAGGTTGCTCAGGCAAATCTCTAAGCGTTTGTCTGTATGACGCCCATGCTGATTTAACTTCTTGATTTAATGGTGAGTCAGGTAATTGCGTCCAATCAGACATTAAAAGCAATTTATCTCTTTCGCTAATTTTATTTTTATAAAATTGTGATAACTGTATTGGTATTGTTTGTAAATTTGAAGTTTCAATTAAATTCCAAGCTTCTCCATCCCACATCCAAGATTGGTTATTTTTTATATTTAGGTAGGGAACAGGAACATCTGTTGACATATCATATTCATCTGTTTCACCAACATACAATGAAAAATTATTAAATTTATATCTCATTATGCATACCTAATAAATGAAGTTTTACCTGTACTACCGTTAAATGGCAATATTAATGAAGTTGTATCTTTTGATATTTTTATCAAAGTTCCATTTCCATAATAATTTAAAAAAACTCCCGCACTAATTTGTATAAAGTTATTGCGGTTAGAGAACACAAAGTTAGATATGCCCATTGCATATTTAGGTATATATGTATATCCGCCATCAATAGTAATTAACATTGAATCTTGATTAGGGTTGTTTGGGGTATTTCCATTATTTAAATGAATATAAGCATTGCTTGAAGAATCATATATATCAAAAACACCAAAACTTGTAGTGTAGCCTCCAAGGCCTGTTGTTGGTAAACTTCCGATATTGTTGGTTGATGACCATGATGTTCCGTTAGTGGAAGTATAAATTATTCCATTATTAAACAGCAAAGCAATTTTTCCGCTGGCTATTTGTGTCAAATAACCATTGCCGCCATAATTTCCAGCTGTTCCATTAAATATGCTACTAAACGCTATAGACCAATTTAACCCATCAGTAGAATACGCAACGCCTATAGCATTGTATATATAGGAACTATCGTATGCACTAAAAGTTGAAAGATAATAAGAACCAAAAAATATAATTGGTGTGGCTGAGTTTATATTGTCAATGCTAATAGAATAGGGCGTTCCATTTATGGAAACTGTTGGCATAGCGTTTGGAAATGACCATGTCAAACCATCCGAAGAAACTGCCAAAACGCCTCCGTAAGTTGTGTAATTCTCAAATGAGGCAAAATATTTTGATCCTATTTTTTTTATCCAGTTAATACCAAATACAGTATTGTTTGTACCCCCATATTTTGTAGCCATTAAAGTTCCTGCATTAGTTTCTACTGCAGTCCACGTCACTCCATTTGTGCTTGTGGCAAAAGTTAATCCTGGTACCGCACAACCTGCAACTGGATACGCAATAAATTGAGTTCCTGTCCAAACAACAAAACCAGCATCGGCAGTGCCACCAAATACATTTGCAGTCATGGTTGTCTTTGACCATGTTGTTCCGCTATTTGTGGAATAGTAGACATTTGAAGGGTCACCTTCTCCATCAATCGCAAGAACAGTTGATGATCCGTTAGACTCCATCCATATACTGTTTGAAATATATGTTGAAGATGGAAATCCCATTGATTGATAGGTCAAGTTGTAGTTATAAGGAATTTTTCCAACTAATGATGAATATGTTGTTGATGAAACTGTTGAGCCATCACATTTCAAATAACCGCTTGCGGGCATATTTGATGCATTGGAAGATGAAATAATGTCACCAATAGCGGGTGTATAGCCACCACCACCACCGCCACCACCACCGCCTCCAGCGCCGTACCTTAATTCCATCCAATAACGTATTGCGTTACTACCTCCAGGAGCTCCGTCATTTAGATTATGAACTGAATAAGTTTGTCCAGGAGGAACTACAGCTTGAACTGAAGTATAATCATTTACATTCTGTACCCATGATCGAGAAATTATAAGTCCGTTAACATATAATGTTAAAATTCCAGCAGGGCTTCCGCCCGCTATGACACTAACTATTATCGGGTTTGAAGTATTATTTGTATAAGTTGTGTCCACAGAACGGTCCGAAGTCATATCTTGCCAAGTTTGGCCGTAACCTACTCCAGCATCGGATTGTACTGTAGAGCTAGGAAAAGTAATTCCGTTGGTTCCGTCTAATGTTATTGACATGGTAATCTATTCCTTAGGCATTATCTGCGATTGCAGTTTGAACAGGTGCTACTGCATCTAACAAGTTTTGTGTTGTCGTAGCATCGGCAATTGCAGTACGAGCAGTTGTAAGTAATGCCAACCAATCTGCATCTGATAATACATTTGATACACCAATACCCGTATTAGTTGTACGGTGCGACACTTCTTGTTTAGCCATAGCATTGAGGTTGTTATTAGCAACAGTCTTAGCTTTGGTCATATCAACGGTTACTGCGGAACCGTTCATCACCCAAGCATCAAAGAACTGAGCATCAGCACCTTGTGGAAGTGTAGAAGAATCAACAATTATTGAGTGTGATGGGGTATCCTTTGTTTTAACTGCATCAATAGGTAACTCGCCTGTTGGTACTGTTACTGAAACTCCACCGTTGTCGTTTGTATGAATAATTACTTGCATTTTTATTTCCTTTATAAAAAAATTAACTAAAACAGGCCACACAGGCAATATTTGAATCTTGAGTACCTCCAGCACTTGTTCCTGTCATAGAAAATACAACATAACCTTTTGCATATCCTAAAGGAGTTCCAGAATCAGTTAAGCAAGGCGTTGTAGCATAATACGGAGAACTTCCGCTGTTACCAGCAGTTATCTGTGTGACGTAGTTGGCATCCGCAAAACTATTAGTAAAGTTTACTTGATAAACTCCTGTGCGTATGTACTGTACTGAGCTGACATTAAATGAACTACGCATCGAAGCCGCACCCGAACCATTAAAGTTTACCCATGCCTTAGCACTACCTCGAATAGCATTAGTAGTTGCTGTACTATTACCTGAACTGTCTTGTAGTGTATCTGTGACTAGTGTTCCTGCCATGATTTATCCTTTAAATTCCACAAACAATAATATTTGTTTGAGGTGGGTTAAATACTCCATCATAGGTAGCTAAACCTGGAACTGAAGTAAAAATTTGAAAAGATGAAGATAATTTTGATCCAAGAATCCCGTCAGAAGTTCCCAAAACAACAACCCCACCATTATTATTTCCAATACATGATCCACTTACAGCATAATTTGCATCTGATAAAGAAGTTGTAAAGTTAATTGTATAATGTCCTGTTAAAGTTTGAGATATTGAACTAACATTAAAACTTCCATTTATAGTCCCATCAGAGGCAAAACTTGCCCATGCTTTTACAATACCCGACATACCATTTTGAATTGCTAATGGTCCTGAACTTGCGTTTAATGTATCAATTGTTAGTGCGCCTGCCATATATTTTCCTTATACGATCACCCAACGACTACCTGTTGGTATAGTTACTGTTACACCTGTTGCCACTGTTATCGGTCCTGCTGACATACCATTATTTCCTGCTGTCATTGTATAGTTAGTACTTATAGTCTGACCGTTTTCATATATGCACCCGTTGGCCGTTGCCCCACCGCCTGTGGTATAACCCGGAGGAGTTGGACTAGCATCTACCCAATTACCGTTCCAATATACATACAGTCTACCAGTGACTTCGTCATACCACATATCTCCCAATTTTGGTGTGGCTGGAGAGGTGGCACTGACAGTTACACTAGACGATGCCTGTGGCGGTGCTGGGGGTGTAAATGTAAACACACCGGTACTGCTATTATAACTAAGAGCGCCGCTTCCAGTAGATGTAGCTGTTGTTACACTAATTGCGCCCAATGTTATATAATTAGCGCCATTGGTAAAAGCAGTATTATTTGTAGGTAGGCTAGGGGGTGTAAATGTAAATACTCCGTTGCCGTTGTTGTAACTTAGACTTCCACCGCCGCTGGCTGCGGCTGTTGTCACGCTGAGTGAGCTGGATGTGATATAGTGAGCATCGTTAGTGAAACTGCTGACAGCTGAAGGGGTTGTGTAACTGATCACACCTGTACCAGAATCATAACTCAAACTACCACTGACGCTGATAGCACCTCTAGCACGGCTATCCGTATAATATAGTCGTGTTCCTTCTGAGAGATCTGTAGTAGTATGATTGCTTAGATCAGATATCTTTCCTGTAATGGTATTGACTGCTGTGAGCGTAGTACCATCAAATGTTAAATTACTGCTGTCCTGTAATAATCCGTTAGTGCCTGCATAGGTAACACGGTTAGAAGTAAGTGCTGAGTCTTTGATACTATTAGCAATTAGATATGTGCCATCAAATGTTAAATTACTGCTGTCTTGTAATAATCCACTTGCGCCTGCATAGGTAACACGGTTAGAAGTAAGTCCTGAATCTACGATATTGGTAGCGGTAAACGCACCGGAGATCCGTATTCCCCCACCTACATTTATCGATCCTCCTACATATAGGCTACCACCGATTCCGGCTCCTCCACTTACCTGTAGATCACCTGAACTAGCATCTCCCGAATTCGCAGTACCGCTAACTAGTTTAACAACACCTGTTTTGAATGTACCATATACACCTCCTGTGAAATTAGGACCAGTATCAGCGCCTGTGATGTACCATTCTAGAGCCCTAGAATCATGGGCCAACACCAATGCGGCATTCTGATCTCCACTGTTGTAGTAGTGCATGCGGATACCAATATCTTTGCTGTCATCTACTGCCCATGGTGTACCGACTCCAGTTGGCATAGAGTGTAGCTCGATTAGATTGTCAGATATTACGGTATTGGTACTTTCGCTGTAGGTAGTTCCACCTTGTATAGTTAGATTACCCTGTATGGTTAGATCGTTCCTGACCGTGGTCGTACCGCTGTGATTAGCGCCAAGATTTAATTCTGTAGCGGCACCAAATGCATTCACTGTAGTAGCATTGGTATTAATTAAATTTACAGTGGTCTGATCGCTGGTAATGTTGCTGCCGTGTATGTTCAGATCACCGTGTATGTTCAGATCACCGTTGTCTTTCAACTGCAATATGGTGTTTAGATAAGCAGAATCAACAATCTGTAGAGATCCTACACTGTCCACTCGGAAGAATTTATTAGGATTAGTTACTCCGCCACCTGTATTCTGTACATGTAGGAAATCTTGATAACCTGCACCACCTTTAGTATCTGATCCCACAATCTGTAGGACCGAATCGCTAGATCCACTGTAAGTCAATCTCAGCATATTGTTAATAGTGGTTGTTCCGCTGGCCGCACCCATGTTTATGCTAGTAGCCGCACCGGCAAAATTCATCGTGGTAGCCACGGTATTGAATAGGTTTTGTGTAGAGTTGTATCCTACTACAGTTCCTGGATTTACTGTTAATGTTCCGCTAACTGTGGCGCCAATCGTCAGTGCTGTGGCCGCATTGGCAAAATATACCGTATTGGCCACTGTGTTCCATAGATATTGTGTAGCCTGTGTACCCACTACGGTAGGATTGCCCATCGTTGCCGTACCTGATGTTGCACCTAGATTTAATGCAGTTGACGCACCAAATGCATTCACTGTAGTAGCATTGGTATTAATGATATTGAATGTAGTCTGATCACTGGTGATATTACCACCGTGGACGTCGAGATTGCTCCTTGCCCATAAATTATTACCAACTGCTAGACTGTCATTAAACTTACTATCACCTGTGATGCCTATACCACCGGCAGTGACCTGCAATGATTGTACATTAACTGTTGTGGTGCTTGCAGAAGCACTTAAACCACCGGAAACTTTAAGTTGATTATTAACAGTGGTTGCACCAGAACCTGCACCAATGCTAATTGACGTGGCAGCGCCGAATAAATTGCCTGCAAGGACATTGGTGTTGAATACACTAGCGGCGCCGGTATTGTTTGTTACAATACTGGGATTATTACCATTCATATTGAATACGCTACCGTTGGTCATCGTCAGTGTAGGATTACCTACGGTCAATGTACCGGTGGCTGCACCAATACTAATCGCTGTAGCCGCGCCAAACAGGTTACCGGTAGTAGCATTGGTATTAAACACATTGGCCGTAGTGGCTCCACTTGATCCATTGATGGTAGAACTGCTTGATCCATTGATAGTTAAAATATTGTTATTAGAACTATTGCCCAGTACCAGTGTGGTAGCTCCGGCGGCATTGGCGGCTACATTAACTGCTGTGGCCGCGCCAAATGCGTTAACTGTTGTGGCCACTGAATTATATAAATTCTGTGTAGTATTAGCTCCTACAATAGTACCAGGACGGGTCAATATCGTGGCCGCTGTGGCATTGCCCATGTTGATCTGTGTGGCTGCTCCGGCAAAATTTACTGTGGCCGCTGTAGTATCTACGAGATTGAATGTAGATTTGATCGTGGACAAGGTAGCACTGGCTGCCGCACCGCCATCTATTTCCCAGTTACCAAATACCGTGCCGTTTCCGCTAGGATCTAATTTTAGATTGAATTGGAAGGTTCCGCCCGAACTAGAAGCAAAACTAGTGCCTGTGCCTATTTGGAAATATCTATTATTGCTCTGTATGACTACAGGTCCGGCAGCACCTAGGCCATCGCTGTTACCCATAGTGATATAGCTGGTACCTGCTCCAGCCTGCAATCCCGAACCGGCCAAACTGAGACTACCTGGATTTACAGCGGTACCTGCTTGTCTGATATTAACATCACTAGATCCACCGAATGTATCCCCACCTGTGGTTATTTTTCCATCCCACTGTATCCACATTCTTAATGCTGTACTGGTAGTTCCGTAATCACTGGTACTGAATTTTATCGCTGTAGCGGCACTGGTATCTGTGAATGACGGATTAACTCCAAATTGGGATCCTTCGCTGATCATCTCTATCTTGGCTAACCCTGCAAGATATCTTGTAGATCCTCTACCACCTGCTGATATTGAGAGTAATTGTGATCCCAGCGGAGTTGCGACTGGACTAGCGGCAGTGCCGCCTGCTAATACTGCACCTATGACGTTGGCACTGGTAGGAGTAAACCCGCTACCACCGAAGGCATTCATAACAACACGATTAGCCTGATTGTCTGCGCCTACGACCTGCATTGCGGCCGATGCGTAAGGAACTACATTGGAGGTGTTTACGTTAGCGTTGACTGTTAACAGACTGTTAGGACGAGTAACATTGATACCAACATTGCCATTTTCAATGATGGTTAATCTCTGTGTCCACGAACTAACCCCTGCCTGGGCAACAGGCGCATTGTCAAAGCTGAATACTCCTCCGGTTTCTGCAGAATTTATATCTCCTACTATTCTCGTACCAGCATATAGCACGTTGGTGGGGGAAGAAACTGTGGCCGCATAGCGTTGATTTTCCCAGTAGAGTCTAGAGTCATCTAGAGCGTAGAGTCTAGAATAGCTCTTGGCTATAACATTAGAACTAGATATACGTAGTTTTCCAGAAACATCTAAAGACTCGGCAGGAGTGTCTGTGAGGACGCCAATGTTACCATTAGGCGCCATTGTGAGTTTATGTGCGCCAACCTGTGATAGATAAAAATTAGCACCACTGGCTGCATCGGCCGTGTCAATATCTAGTGTAAGATCCCCATTGGGACTGGACCAAAGTTGATGTAGTGTGGCGGTGGTGTTTACACCAAAATATATAGAAGACTGTGTGCCGTTTAGATTTAATGTCCCATGCGCGGCAGTGGTCCCTACGCTTAAACTACCTAATATGGTATTAAACACTATGGGATTGGTATGCGATACTATGGGCGTTGATGTTGATCCTACTCGAGAAACCCCTACAATATATTCTGTAGCACTGGCAGAAGGAGTACTATCCGGAAGTGCGCTGGCATTGAGTAAATCATTCGGGCCGTGTGGACCTTGGAATCCACGGCTACCTGTAAAACCTATAGCATCAAAAGCACCTCGACTACCCGTATAGCCTGTCGATCCCGTATATCCTTTGCTACCTACAAAACCTGGAACAGTACTGTCTGTGCCCTTACTGCCGATATATCCCAAGCTGCCTGTATAACCTTGATTACCACGTAATTGTCCAGCTCCGGGAAATGGCAAACGTTTGGCCACATTGTTATCTACCGCTAATAGATAGGTACCATCTGTAGCCGAAGTTAATATGGGTAATTTTGTTATATCTGCCATTTTAATTGTCCTCTAAAGGATTGCCGTCTGGTAGTGTTAGGGCAAATCCTGATGTATCTGTTAGATCTGGATCACCACCATAGTAGTATGCGTCTGGCAGTTCGGCAGGCTGATTTCTTAAGAATTTAGCCTGTGTTGAAGTACTCTGCATTAAACTCAATGTATTACCAAGGTTCATAGGATCCGGATCATTCCATTCTGTTAGAGCCACATAGTCTCGTTTTACGATGTCTACACGTACAGGTAGATGAGATTCCAGGGCTTCTGGTATATTTAGCGTTAATTGCTGGGTTACAGGATCGAGGGTAAATTCTGGTGGCACATAATTTAATCCTTGATATTCATAGCCGAGATAGCTGTCGTATCTATTAGATCTCGTATATACCCATACTTGATTAGTATCTGTAGTTATATAGGCCGTACCAACAACTTTGGTAGGTGGCAGGTCTATCAAGGTTGCCACTGTGGCTGTCGTCGAGGGCACAGGCGAACTATCATAGGCTCTATCAAGATCCTGTTGGAATGTGCCATTTTTGTTTAATACTCGTCCGCCATAATATACAGCTATTTGATCTTCTGCACGTAGAGGAATACCGGTATCTACAGGGTCAGTTTGTATGGTCATACCATCGTTTCTAAACACATAAGGTACGCTGGCTCCTGGATCACCCTGTCCAATAAACCAAGTCTGGACCACATAGCCTGCATCATTGGGCTGTGGTGGAATATCTATTTCTATTGTTCCGCTGCCGGTGGCATAAGGAGTTAGATCCAACGGATTAAAATCACCAGTGGCCGTGGATATTGTAACAGTACCATAGTTGACCTGAGTATATACTTCGATTAGATTATCGTAGGGAGTGTCGCTTTTTATAACAGCTCCAGTGCCACTAGATAGTACCACTATCTGGGTATCATAATAGGTAGTGGTATTGGTAGTGGTTATCACATAGGTATTTGTAGTTCCTATATTAATATAAGTCTGTCTACGGATGCTTTCAGCATAGGGCACGGTTTGTCCAACTCCCTGATCAATAACTTTGGTATATATCTGACTGTGATTTTTAGGTGCTGTACCCAATGTTCCTCTACGCAGTTGTGATAGGACATTGTTACTTACACGATAATATTCGATACGTTCACCGTCTATAATCACTACTCCGGGAATACGTTTAGATACCAAAGGTTTGCTCAACACCGAACTGTCACGAACATGTATTTCAGTATCATATACATACAATGGCTGTGTTAGATAAGTGGTGTTTGCCTTGCTCAATCGTTTAAATTGCGTACGATTAAACATATCAGTAAAAATTCTATAACCCAACACAGGGTCGTCATTGGTTGTTATGCTGGTTACTATAACTTCTCGTACTTGATTTCCTGTAAACTGATCTGCTATCTGTATGGTGCGTTGATCATCTAACACAGTAAAATCAATTCGACTGATTAAAAACTGATTATCAACGGATACCCATACATAATTACTGTCAAGAATAGGTCGACTGATCTGGTATGTTCCAGAAAGATTGGCAGGAAATATCTGTGTCTCCATCAGTAAATTATCCTGATTATTAAATGTAATAACTTTTACCACATCTCCGGGATCAAGGGTTGTTGGAGAATTTTGCCCAACATTGGTTGTAAGCATCAACATGTTGCCATAAACACGGAAATCATAATTCAAAGTATCGTTTAGCGCATAGGATATGATAGCCACCGTATCACCGTCAGCCAACACGTTAGGAACCATTACAATTTGACTGCCGTAGGCTAAATTATAATCATAGCCAAAGGCCAATAAATTTCCGTTGAGGTATACCCGAATGTTGTAAGCAGTAAACGGAGCTCGATGTTGACCAAACGTAGTCGGAATATTAAATGTGTCGGAACCACCAGTTACGTATTGATAATAGGCAATATCAGGAGGCATTAATCGTTTGGTGTATTGTGGAGTTATAACCTCAACTATCATATTGCCTTCAGCAGGGCCAGAATTGCCTGGAGGATAACTCATTAGGAACGAACTGGTTGATCCATCATAGACAAATGACTGGCTCTGTATCGTATTAAATCCTGTGTATTCGCTGTCAAAGAACCAAGCCTGTGCCAGGTGTGCCGTAGATGTTGATATATTGTAGATATCTACTGCGGCTCTACGATTCGTCTGCGACCCATCTGGATCAACATAATTCATTGTGTAATAAATCGTCGATGTAGAAGTCGTTGCAGATACAGCCACTCCGTCTAGAGTTACATAAGCAGATCTTAACAAACTGTCGTAAGCACCAAGACTTCGTAGTTGTACACTGTCAATACCAGATGCTGTGGCCTGATGACTGTAATCTACAAATTCGGTGCCATTGATTAAAAGCATAGTATAACCCACTGTTCCGCTTTGAGGCTGCGGAGCAATAATCAATGTTGGATTGACCCAATCTATAGAAAATTGATTAACTGCTGTCCACTCTGTTGAAGTAGAATATTCAAGCACAGTATTTTCAAATGTGCCCATTGGATTTAATATCACTGTGATACTGTCAACATTGGGAGGTAACACATCTAATTTAACTGTAGACGTTGAATTGGCCAAAATATCAAAATATGACACAACCACCGTAGGAGCACCCGAACGATCCTTGGTGTATACATTGACTCCCAGACTATCAGATGACTGTCCTGCTACTAATTCTTCTGGAGTAAAACTTGTCCGTTCAGTGTAATAACCATCGCCGTCAACAAACAAGGTGTTTGAATTAACATTTCCACCTAGGAGATATAATCCCGTAGATGTGTTTAGAGCAAAATCATCAGGATCGATTCCCATGTATTGGCTTAAAGCATTAGAAGTCACTGTGCTCCAAGACGTTGCAGAAGTTGCTACATCTAAAATACTAAAGTTAGTATCGTTGTTCCAAAATTCAATAGAGCTGCCTGCTGGGATATCACGTCTTTGTTTTACTCCGGAATTTAATGTTACAGAATTAGTCGATGTATCAACAGCAATAACCACCACCACAGTCGAAGTATCAAAAGGAGTAGTAGCAACTCCTATAACGTTGGCATATTGATATTGTTTAATTGAAACTACTGAATCTAACTGGATAATTGTTCTCACAGGCCATTTTGTATCAGGATATGCCACAGTTACCGAAGTTGCAGTGGATGTGGCCACTGTGTAATTATCGACCGCATCTGCCCAGGCAAAATCATCATAGGCTGGATACGGTTCTGTCCAGGCACTGGTATGATCAAACATGACACCTTGTAAATTTTTACCTGTAGATGCTACAGATGTCGCTGTGGTTAAATCTAAGATAGATGTAAAATATTTGCTTCGTTCAAAAGCAGACATTAATTCTACATTTTTCTTATATTTTATTTGAACAATCTGATCAAGTTTAGGAATATAATTTAAGAAAACCAGTTTACTATATTTTTTATTATATCCGTTATAGTTACCTGTATAGTATTTTATCGTATAATCAGATATTAAAACCAAATCATTATCAAGTGTGATATCAATGGTCTGTTTATCTGCTTGTGCTAGCCAAGACAAGATAAATTCACTTTTACTTCCATCGCAATAAAATTCGTCAACTACATCAATATTACCCATTTGATCAGCAATAGAAATGCGATCAAATTTAATACCTACAGTATTCCTTCTAACTTTTTCATTGAGTAGTGTTAAGGAAACTGTAGCAGTGGTTCCTGTGGTTCCTCCAACGATCTCGGCTGTTGGAGTTTTTGTATAACCAGATCCTGCATCCAAGATTTCTACGAGATAAATCTTTCCACCGCCTATATAGGCCTGTGCTGTCGCAGTAGTTCCGTTAGATAGATCAGGACAACTGATCTCTACTATGGGAACACTGGTATATTGGGTACCTGGATCAATTATTTCAACAGTGTTTACACCGTAAGAATAATTATCACTCCAGGATTTCCAAGGATATACATTGGTTAAAGCATTGCCAACTGAAACTGTTTCAAACTGATTATCTAAAGAATTATAATAAGAAGGCAAATCAAAATCTGTATTATACGACGATGACAAATCTAATACTGTTTGATTGGTAATAAACTGTCGTATCTTTGTGTGATAAGGTTTAACTTCGTTGATATAATCTTCAAAGTAAGTACTGTCAGTAATTTTGTAAACAGGACGTTGATCTAAGGCACCGGCATAATTGTTTACATTTATAAATGTGGTCTTAAATGCCCAATCTAATAACTTCTGTTCATATAAGGCATACTTGACTGCGGTAAAAAAGAACAGATTCCAATTAACTTTTAATTCGTTAATAAAAATGTCGTCTTTTAATGCTGTTAGTATATATTCTAGTTCAATGTCGGGTGCTTGATTGTATAAGGTCGTGTCAAAATTATTATATTCGTCGAAGCCCAACTGGCTATCCGGAACATCCCATAGGTTATTACTCAACTGTATAGTACCATTTTGGCTCCACAGTAGATCATATCCGTCACTGAAACTCCCATATGCCGCTGTGGTCGGAGTTACTATCGCTGATCTATTATCACCGATATTGTTGATCTTGATATATTGACCAGGAGTAGCTTCAACCAAGGTGGTTAATTCATAAGTAGATGCTATGGTATAATCAATTATCTTATATTGATTAAAATCTGCGCTGGCATAATCAACCGTATTCCAATACAATCTGGTATCATAGCTCTGTGTATGCACACGAGCCCATCTGTTATTATAGGCATCCCAGGTATGCTTGGCCCAAAGCCCATTGGTTTCACTATCGCTTCTAACGATGACTGTATATCCTCTAACCGACAACTCTGGTGTCGCATAATAGCCGCTTCCCCCATCTACTAGAGTGACGGAGACGATCTGTCCAAAATTGTCAATTTCTGTTGTGATGACTGCGGGAGTCGTTGAATTGCCTACCACTGTGACTGTAGGAGATATTAGATACCCAATTCCAGGATTGACTATAGTAACATTGATTAATTTACCGTCATATATTGTGGCCGTTAATTGAGCCGCAGTGGCTGCGGTAAATGATCTAACATCAATCGCGTCTCTTTCTTCTAGGGCTTCTACGATCTGATCCCATTGGTGACTATATCGATCGGGGATGGGTTCATAACGATTGAGATTAGTAAAACTATAATTTCCAGTTATAGGTATATTGATTAATACGTTGTTAGAAAAATCTAACAGATTTCTCAACGCCTGGAAACGATTTTTGAACAGACTCTGCCTAGGACGTATGCTAACTCCGTAGGCCTGTCTAGGATTTAGAGCGGGATCTGGGACTAGATTACCTAGCTTGTCGTGACCTATAAGACTGTCTAATAATTTCTTTTCTAGTAAACTGTTAGGTAAACTGGTCTGACTGTTTTCTTGTAACAACAACCATTCAGTGTGTTTAGGGACATTGTCTGGATTGAGATCCATGGCAATATTCAAATTGATACGTTCACCCACCGGCATGGCACCTATATTGGCCACTGCTATGGCATCTGCACTAATGGGGGTAGCATATTGCAATCCATAGGCCACAGGATCTGCTATTATACTGGCCACTTGATAGGCGCTTATTTTCCTTCCACGAACGGCAGGAACAATAACAGTATTTTTTATCCAATAGTAGTAATAGTTGCTCAAAGAATCTGTAATAGGATCATACGTCTGTTTAACGGCCACAGACGAATCATCAGGATACTTAGGTTGACCACTGATGCCTTGTGTAAGTCCCACAACGGTATCTGCCTGTCTGCTCCACTGACTGGGTAATAAGGTACTTCCTATCCATTCGTAAACATCAATGCTAGATCCAGGGAATGTCGATCCCCAGTTATTTTTTCTGTATTCTAGATCGCCTTGTTCATACCATTGATATTTTACTGTGCTGAGATCCCACCATAACTCCCCAACATGATCGTCGGTCCAATTAACAGAAGGATTAACCACAGTACCGGTTGAGCCAATGGCGTATACAGCTGGGTCAAATAAAGATTTATATTTTATTTCTTGATCAGCTAGTCCAGAAATATAGCCTTTGGCAGGATCTATAGTTTCTAAATAATCAACAACTGCTTCATTATAGGAGTCAATTAACACCAAACGCTGTATGGTACTGATATCAACTAGATTTTCTTGTACTCTGTGGGCTTTCCAACTGAACGAATCTGTAGAAGTGCTGGCGTATTGATAAAAATAAGATCCCGTTAATGCATTGTCTACTGCAGGAGCACTGACCAATATGGTATTATCGGCGGCTATTTGTAAACCATGACCGTGATCAGCGCCTTCGTAGACAGTTTGAGGACGTAATTCTTCTGAAAGAACAAATCGATTGTGTAGTCTATTGTAGACATAAACAGTTCCGGTGCGTTCTACTTCTGTAAAAAATTCAGTGGTTCCGCTGTCATCGATTGTGGATATAGAACTAACAAATTTCTTTCCTCCGATATTTCTAGTTTGATTTTCATCAAACGTTGTATCTATATAATCCGTTCCTAGAGCAGATATAACCAATATATCAGTAGCAGTATTGATCACAATGTTATAACCAAATCGCATTTTAGAATCATATAAAGGATTATGTAAAATCTGTACAGTAGAATCAGTATTGAATAGTCCGCCTTCTTTCTTATAGATCGCTACCTTTCCATAACTATCATTATTATCAGCAAATCCATATACATCTGGAGCACTGACTATTAGATAACTACCGTCTGCGCTGACCTCAACATGAGACCCGAAACCACCGCCTGAGGAGAAAGGAGATTGTATGACCTGTGTGGTGTTGGTGCCGTTGAATATAGTCACAAGACCTGTGCGATCCTTGTAACCAGGTGCGCCTACGGCAATCACACTTCCATCATCTGATCCGCTGATGCTGTGCCCCCATAACATTCCAGCGGTGGAGGTAGTTGGAGTCAAAGTGTTAATATAACGCACCGAAGCATAGGTAACAGTGCTTGTGGTCCTATATCCTTGTTTATATTCTTGTATAGATCTATCAGTGGATGTAGTATAATATCCTACTCGATAAGCATATACTGAACCCACACCAGTAATCTTTCCTGGAGCACCTACCAATAATAATTTAGAACCAGTGTTTAATTGTACGTATAACTCCGAACCAAAACGTTCGTAACTCTGCGGATAGGGACTAACCAATGTTAATTGTCTTGTCTCTTCATTGCTCACTGGATCAACACTGCTGATAGTAACCAATCCCTGTTCGATAAATGTGCTATAATCAGTGAGGGTAGATATTGTGGCAGTGTTTAATAAATTGGTTCCGTAAACTGTTCTAACACGACTAACCTTAGGAGCACCGGCAAAAATCAACCCATTTTGTGTTCCCGGAAAAATATAATCATCATAGGCTACAGCAGAACCAAATCCAGTAGAGGTCGACAGAGAACTGTTGTAATAAGGTTTATATTCGTCAGGATTTATAAAATATCTAAATCGAGGCACCGGACTACCGTTTACCTTGACATAGGCTGTTACTTTTCCATACCCTGGATCGTTTTTAACAGGATCGGGGCAGGTTGGACTACCGACGATAAACAGATTGTCACTGCCTACCCTACTGATACTATATCCCAGTTGTTCATTTTGATTTTTAATGCCGCTGGCGATTACTATCGGATAATAATTTTGTATTTTATTATAAACTGTCCAACTACCTGTTCCGTCTTCTCGATCGCTATTGACCCAGAATAGAGATCCTTCAGGCAATGATAACAATTCACGGTCTGTAGGCAATGTATCAAACGTGTTGGATCTGGCTGTAGAAAACGTAAACAACTGTCCAGTACCAGGAACCAGCGTGGGATCTATTGTTTGTATAGTCGATGCAATACTAAATTGATTACTGGAGACGATCGATTGTATAATATAAATTCCATCAATCTGGCTGGTATAATTCAGCAACGAAACAATATCACCCTTAGACAATCTATGAGATTGGTTGGTTGTAAGGATCAGTTCTTGACCGTAAATGCCAATTTCAACATTGACCACTCTGACCGGAGATACTGTATATCTTAAAACATCCCAATCGCCAGTTTTCTTAAATCCCAACCAAGCAGTATCACCTGTTAAAATTTCATTATTATTTGTTATAGATAATAAACTATTTTCGTTGTAGGCGGTGTATGTTACATCATCGACCCTAACATATCCGGCTGTAGGTAATATGTAGGCATTGTTTAGGTAAGTACCACTGGTAGTATAGAATGTCTGCGTAGGATCATAATTGTCAGGTATGATGGTTCGATTACTAGCGGTACTGTAATATATTAAATTATTGACGTCGGGTTTTTTATTAACAAAATTAATGATCTGTGGATTTTCAAAAAACGTTCCTTCCACCAGTGTGCTTTCTAATTCTTTGTAGGTAGAAAAACTACCGTATTCTCCTATACGGAAGGCCCATTCTTCATTAAAGTCAATAGTCCCTTGTAAATTCTGTATCGTGGCTTTGGAAAGTTTCTGTACCGCATTGCGTGTACCTTTTTCTCGAATGAATCCTTGATAAAATTTATATTGGGCGATAGGATCAGTAAAAATATTGTTTAGATAAACACGAGGTGTGTAACCTGTAAGATGCTGTGCCATTTTTTCTTGGGAGGCATCAAAATTATCAATATCCAAACTATAAAAATCTTGGAACTGATTTATCTTATAATCAAAGTTAGGCAACAGGCCGCCTGTAGGTTTTGAATCTAGAGCCGACCATTGGGTAACATCAAAAGTCAACGAGGGTTCTAAATTTGTTTTGGCAGAATAATATGTACCATTGTACAGGACCACTGCGGCTGTTTGATACGGCGTGTTTATCTGCCAATTGTTGATTTGTACATTGTCATAAACAAATCCTGGACTGAATAAATCTCCTGTCCAATTTTTAGTGCGGAATCCGCTCAGCTTCATACGCTGTTGTTGATACCCCGTTTCTATATCATAGATAACATCATTAAAGATAGTAGAATTGTTGAATACTAGACTGTGTTCTTTTTGTACAGAATTTAATCTTACAAAATATATTCCGTCAGTGGTTGACTTAGAAGATATTGTGCAGACTCCTGCTTCTCTGTTTACAAACAGGTTGTTTTTAGGAAAGGGTGTGCCATTGGCCAATAATAAGCTGTATTCATAAAATGTATCAAACAGGTTATCTACTACTGACTGATTGTACGCATATTTGATCTGATCAGAAAAAGGACTCAATGTTATTACATTATTGGTGGCCCAGTTTTGAGTAGTCCAGTAAAGAAATTCTTTAGCAGAAAATTCCCAATTTATAACATCGTTAATTTGATTATTATATTCATCAAATACAAACCCTTGATCTTTTAACCAAGCTCCATACCCAACGATAACATCATATAGAGATTGTATATTACTGAACTCCGTACCGTAAGGAATTTCTTTTACCACCTTGTCAAACCTATCAGCAATCTGTGCCGATGCTCCCCCTGTAGTCGGAAGTCCTGATAATAATTGATAGTAGTCTTGATTAAAACTATTTTCAGCCTGGTGGCTAATTTTAACTCTATAATAACTAGAACCATAGGAGACTATCTGTCCAGCTTGATAAAACACTCCCCCGGCTCCTACAGCAGAAGTAGTGTCAACACTGCTCAATAAAGCACCGCCTGCGGCAGTTCCGTTGGTCCAAGTTACATACGGTTCGCTCACTCCACCAACAGTAACAGTCGGAGTATTGGATGTACGAACAGGAGTATAAACATTAAAATAAGGCGTTTGAGTATCATACCCTTTGATTAAAAAATTACCGTCGGTGGATTTTTGTACAATCATACCAGACATACTAGCGGAAATAATAGGATTACTTACATTTAATCTTAGTGTGTAATTTTCAACAGGTAATATAGCTCCGGGGCTATTACTATTTGGCTCGTAAGCATCTATCGTGATCTGCAGTTTATCTTTGCTGACAAATCCACCTACTTTATAAAACAAATTAAAGTTAGCATAACTTAAATCATTACGCAATTCAGAAATATAATTCTGTGTACGCTGTTTACCAATCTCACTGATCATTTGACTATAACCGCTGGTCAACGAAGAATTTTCACTGTGTATAACTAGATCTGTAAAATTAAAAAATGCGTTATTGGCTCCGTAGGTCCATTGACCGGCTATGTTTTTAGTGACACGACTGAGGTCATACATCAAGGAGGCATAGCTAGCAGGTTTGGTTAAGGCCAATAGACGCTGTACCGCAAAAGGATAGTAACTGCTACGTCTCCATGCTGTTTCAACCGGTGCCTGATCTCCAAACTGCCAACCTTGTCTACGATTATATATGGTTATGTTTGAAATTATAGTCGACGGATCTATGAGATTACCTTGGGGATCAACTGGGATCAATCCCAAATTAACAATACCAGGTCTGGCATAGACGCTGTAGGTGCCGGCACGATCGCCGTTTCGTATGATACCTGCTTCTACATCTAACCAAAAATTCTCATATTCTTCACCATACTGCTCGTCCCACCAATCTGGTTTTTTATTAAATCCAAACATCTCCCAAGGATGAGTATGTGGTCGATCTGTATCATATAGATATTTGTATATGCCTCTCCAATAACCGCCTACAGATATTCCTAGAGAAGAAATATATCCGCCTAGATAATTCCATGTAAAAGGATCGGTTTCATCAAATATATTATTGTTTGTATAATCCACACCATTGAGGCCAGACCATTTGATAAATCCCGATTCTAGTATATCATTTACTTCGGAAAGACTGTATTGATTAGATCTAAAAGCGCCGGGCAGTACAGAATTTATATCAAATAATTCTGGTCTGTACTGCGTTTTAATATTATTGTACACACGCTTTTCAAATTCTAATAAAACATCATCACGGAAATCATCATAGGCTATGGTGATACTACCATCATGTCCTTGTATGACCATACGAGGAATAATATAGGTATTGTCTATATATTTTTTTGGTTCAAAACTTGGATATAATCCTAATTTAGTAGGAGTGGGGGGAATATAACATCCAGAGGTATCTGGATAGTTTACTACGGTTATTACATCACCAATGTTCAGTTGAATTTTATCAAAAGATATATAAGCATCGCCGAGAACAAAATTGTAGTCACTACCTAAAATTAATTGGGTCCCATTGAGATATACCAATACAGATCTTAGACTTAATTCTGTAATAGAAAAAACATCAGCGATAGGATATTCAGCGGGCTCTTCTCCTATATAATGAGCAACAGTAACCACTGTTGATGTAGTGTTTTTATTAGTCCCATAGCCAATCATATCTGATAGATAATATAAACTTTGAGGAGTCTTGTCTTGATTGATTACAGATAATATTTCATCCAACAATCTTACAGGATCTTGTTGATCCACCATACGATTCATCTGCGCCATTACCTGTGCTTTGAATTGATTATAGTGATCGGAAACTTTGGTTATGGCATCAACAACGCTGTGCTCTTTTTTACCTATAAACATATCAGCAAACGCGATAGGATCAGCACTAGATATCAATCTAGTTCCATATTGACCGATATTAGATAAATCTCTTAGATTACTGGCTCCGGGAAATATTCCTACAAAATTAGTATTCCTTTCTGTCATCGTCTTCAAATGATCGCTGAGTTCTGAAAGTGTAAATTGTGATATAGGACCATTTAATGGATTATTGGTTTGACTCAAAGGAGGTTCATAATATCCGCTAGAGGTCGCTGTGGCAGTTGTATAAAATTTTAATAAAACATTTGTTCCTGACGGTAATGTATTGTTAAAGTTTATTAGATAGGTTCCGGAATTGACCGATACGGAAGTAGCGGCATTGGACAATATAGAGGTATTCAAATAGACTTCGTAATTAAACTCCGCAGGAGTGTTTATAGCCGACACAGCGATAGAATTTGTAGCTGTTCCTATCGTTTGAAACTGTAGTACAGGTAGGCTATAATTTACAGCCGAGATCCATACATTAACATATCGATCATCAACTCCGGTATGAGAAAACTTTAGATAGGACTGACTGGTAGGAACCACAGTGACATGTTGAGAGCTTGCCACTTCAGCTATGGTATCTGTCATAAAATAATTTGAAAACAGATAATCTCCTTGTTCTACAGCATTGCGATATTTTAAGGGAAATCCTAGATATCTGTCCGATACCCCTGTTCCCAAGGTATATCCAAATATTTTATTTCCTCTAAAATTACTGGGTAAATCACTGTAGCTTACTTTATTTGAATTATACAAATCAAATAGAGGTGCTTGATTTATCGTCGTGTGTTGTTGAGAAAGTTGCCAGTTAGTTCCGTTGAACCACCAATCTGTTCCATGATTTTCTACGCCTAGATCTATAGTCACCTGTGATCCCACAGTTACAACCATCGACTCTACTAATTCTAATTGATATTTTTTTGTTTTAAGATCGACCTGATATATGATGTTTGGATTTGACGAAGCATTGAATATTATTCTATTGCCTTTTTGTAATAGTACTTGATCAATATAGTAACCATCAGTGCCATTGATCACTGTAGGATCTACTGTTACATTGTCAATAAAATCAACATTAGGAATTCCCAGAGTTCCGTGATTATATAATTTAAGATCTGCGGCAAATTCTATAATAGGTCGTTGTGCTCGAGCCGATACAGGATAATCGGGGATCTGTCCTAAGAATTCTGCTGTGGTGCGTATAACTTCGGAATGTACCCACCGATTATAACGACTCCAGCTGTTGATATCTTGGCTGGCCCTGTTGATGGTCACATATTCGGGAATTAGCGGAAGCGTTTCTTGATCATCAAATTTATAATAATCAAATTTTTTAGAATCAAATTGATCTTTATATAAACTGGCAATCGGTTCGGGAGTAATTAAAGTTTGGAAATCTACCAATCTAATACCCTGATCTGTTCCGACCCCCTCTACAAAATAATCACGGTCGTAATATAGACCTGCTTGAGGATTAGTAAATCTTAATTTTAGACCATTAGTCAAGGTCAATCCGGTAGAGGTGTTGGTATAGGTTGATCGACCGAGGATGTTTTGATCTATTGTGATTATATCTTCAAACACAGGTATAGTGGTGGGACCTTCAACCAACCAATAGTATTCTTGATAGTTAACCAGTTTGTCCCAGTCTATCCAAGGATTATAGCTATAAAAATCTCCTCTCAACAGCCTATCAAGATTTCCAATCTTACCGCCTTTGACTGCAATTTCATCTATAAGATCATCTAGAGCTATAACATCTTGTATATTGTATAAGGCATCATTGACAACCAACGCAGGTGTTAGTTGATAATCCCTGCGTAACGCGAGACTTTCTGGTATATATACATCACTAGTAGATACATAATTAGGCGTGTTTTTAGAACCTATATAACCGCTGATACGCTCTAACTGTGCAGGTTGGATCCACTGATCTAAGGTAGCAGATAAAAATTTAGAGTTCTTATCGGTACGTAGGTATTCTGGTAAAAAATTGATTGAACTTATTGTGCTTGTGCTAGCGGCCATGTATTCAGCTTCCGTTGGTGGTGATTGATTTTGTCGAATTTAATTGACTGGCTGTGATTGCGCTGATTACCTGTATATTTGCCGCTGTGGCTCCACTGATAAGGATTTCATTGCTTTGGCAAGACACTTCGTACAAACTGCCAAATCCGCTGTTTGAACTCAAAGGTACGATAATAAAGTTAGTGATGTCAGGTGTCATTATGTTCATCACATAGGTAGACAGTTCGCTGAAGTAGAAACTCTGGCCAAAGTCCCAATTTTCAAGAGCAAAAAACGCATTGATAGCATTTAATATTCTAGAAATAATATTATTAGAGCTGGAGGTGCTGTTGGGATTTTGTACAGCCTTGAATGTGGCTCTTAAACTTAAATCTGCTGTATTTCCAAACAATATCCTATAACTAACCGGTTGATATACAATCTGATCACTGATAGATTTAACCAGTTCTAGTTTACCACTATAATTGCTTTCAAGGCCGGCGCTGGTAGGAAGACTCGGCTCGGTACCTATTCCAGAAATCAACCAATTCCTAAATGCCGTATCATAATCAGCGGTTAGTACATAGATGTCTATAATATTACTTTTAGCCGGATCTATCCTTACTTCTTCTCCGCTGTTATGTATATAATGGAATTTAATTCCGGCTCTACCAGGATAGGCAGTATATTGATATTCATAGGTCCAAGGATCTAAAGAATTGATAGAGGTAGGAGTATAACTCTTAACTACATCATAGTTATTATCATAGAAATAAAATAGATCTCCATAGTTTGCAGATATTAATTCATTGTTGATAGCAAATGCGGCATCGTTTGGGGTGGCAAAATTAGCATTCACCGCGCCAGTATATAACTGACTCGTGGCGCCATCGCTGGTTAATTTGAAAACAACATAATTAGATGCATAATTGGTTCCTGTAGTAGCTAAATTAACTCCCACTATATTAACAAAAGCATCTGGGTTATCTATCTGCTTGGTCTGTACATTTTCATAAAAGCTGACTTTGACACGTTTAGGTTCGATATATCCGTCTGCCTGTACTATCGAATTGTCTATCTGCCAGACTAAATCCTGTCCTATACCTGCGGCATTATTGTTAGGTCGTGCATTGATTGATAAGATGTCAATTTGATCTTTTATAACTTTGTTGTCAGTGAAATCATAATTCGTCGTAGTCCTATCTACATAAAAAGCTGTTTGACGATCACTTTCAAATATGTAATCTGTAAATCTATAACGTACTTTATAAGCATCGCCGATCCAATTAAATGCGATTAACCAACTGGCGTCTAGATTAAGATTTTCTAAATTTCTATGATGATCTAAACTAAAGGGGCTAGATAGGTCTAGATTAGTATCTGTAATTATAACCCAGGTACGAGATACGATATCAAATGTTAATCCAAAATTACGTTGATTTAGGCAGAGACTGACCAGTTGGCTTTCAAAGGCATAGGTATAGTTGTTGACAAATACAGGGATAATTTCTGTAAGCAGTGCACCGTCTGGTACCACTGAACTCAATACCAATGGTCCTTGACCATTGTCTAAATTACCTAGACCGCCGTTGGCTCCATCTCCGGTTACCTGACTGATTGTGGTCCAGATTCCGTTATCAAATTGTAGTAGGGCACCTTGTATCGCATAGATTAGATTATTATTGGCAAAAGATCCTAGAGATTGAGGAGCTTTATTATTATCGGCATCATAGAGATAACCTTGACTTTGACCAGCAATTTTATTAGACAGATTCCAATGGAAATTGAAATCACTCATCAGGGCACGCGGCCATTTATCTAAGTAGAATGATCGCAATCCCGGATTTAACAGCAATGGTTCAATCTGTTTTTTAATAATAACAAATATATCGTTTTTACTAGTAAAGGTAAATTGGAAATTTTCTTCTTGTTGTGACTTATATAATATACCATCACTGGCAAAGATATTAGTCGAGCTGTATTTCCCTGTCACATCACTAAGGTCAAAATATTTGCTCAATCCACTTGTCGTACGAGCCACGCTTTTTATTTTCAATATGTTGGTACTGACGGTCAACGGAGTTATATTATAATCTTCAGCGGTAACCATACGATTCTGTGTGTAATAAGCCTGAGGTGCGTTGGTCTGTATGCTGGCATTGGTTTCAGCAGTGGCAGCGTTGCTGACAGTATACTGTAGAGCCAGGGTCAAGGTCAGCGTTTGCGGTTGTCCTGATTTATTAAAATAAGGAACTTTTAGAGCAATACCACTCATCTGTGATGGAGTGATAGAATAACTTAATCCATTGCTGACACGATAAAATAACTGAAACTGTCCCTTAGGCAAATTGCCAAAACTACCATCGGCAAAATTTAAATCTATCTGATCTTGATCTCTAGTACGCACGCTGTAGATATTACGTGTCTGTTGATTTAGGCTGTTATAGATAACATTATTTCCAGTCGTGCTGGGGACCTGTGTCCATAAATTTGAATAATTACCATTGGAGGTTAACTGCCACAACCATACATCTGTATTGTTGATGTTAGATGCATTGACTCCAACGATTTCATTAGGCACTGGAGTATCTATGTTAAAATTAACCGCGGTCAATGATCCCTGTTTGAACAACAAGAAAAATCCTGTTCCTACACTGCCTGATCCATTGTTGTCATTCTGATAGAGAAAACTAAGAGCATTTCCGGGAATCGGAGTCTGTTCGTAAATATAGGTCTTACCTAAAAATGTAGCAGGCACGATCTCAAAATTAGTTGTGACTCCGCTGATAGCTTTTGAAAAAGAGTAAGCCGGAACATCGGTATTGCTACTGTTAAAACTATATTCTTCTGTAAGGACGCCGCCTATAGTGTCTCTACCTTGAGGATTACCAAACACATAACCACCACTCATGGCAGAATTTAATATGGTGATAAACTGACTATACCAATTAGAATTTGTAGCATCGTTCCACTGGATCTGTGTATTGGCTAGATTATTGCCGTTACTGTCAAAAATATTGTCTGTGGTAGCGACGCCTACCATTTTTAACAGTCCACTGGCTGGAGTGTTGCGACTAGGCACATAACTGACCAACTGTGCCAATCTCAGTATGCTGTCACGCCGCTGTGCTGTTTCAAGAAAATTTTCACGAGCATTAAGATCGATACGGAAACTTAAATTCTGTCCTAGATAGGCTATCAACTCAACCAAGGCCATGTATTCACTAGAATCTATGTAGTCATTAAAATCTTCTGGGTAATTCTGTTGTAGATAGTTGATCATACTACGGCGCAGTGTTTCAAAGTCGTAGCTTTGGAAATCTGCGTTGCGGAATGATTGATAGATCTTAGTCCAATCTTGGGCTACTAGTAATTGAGAATTGGTTGCTGGAATAGTCATAGTTTTCTTTTAGATAGCGTATTTATTGGAGGATTAACCTGGGTTATAATTTGCTGTTGTAACAGGCGTTTGCGATACGGTAAGACCAATATTTTGATCAAATGTCAATTTCAAGTTGGCAGATTGATTCAAATTTACCAGCTGTAGAGTCAGCTCTAACAGATATCCTTGCTCATACTCCGTGATGTCTATCTGCAATGGGGTCACTCGAGGATCGCTGGTGCAAATCGCAGTTATGTCGTCTGATAATACCTGTCGCACATCTTCAGTCAATGGCTCCATTAGTAGATCCCAGATGACACTGCCATAGGTGGGATTCATCACTCGTTCACCTCGACGAGTATTAAAGTTGTTGATGATATCCTGTTTGATCAAATCAAAATCATAGAGACTAGAATTCTTATTGCCGTTGTCAACACTGCTGAATCCTTTATAGTAGTGGTCAGTCTGCACCGAAACCTGATTAACAGCGTTGGGAACAGTAATTTCAATATTTTTATATGGCATGGTACTATTTATTTTCCTGTAGTTAGAGGCAATCCTGCACCTGTGGTTACAGGAATTCCGCTACCAGAGACCACTTGGTTTTTGCCAGAGGACAGCGGAACGATCAAATCTTTCCCCACTCCGGCATTGGCCAAACACTGTAGAGCCGCACGTTTCTGTATCAACGCGGCTTCTTGTACCATGCGAGGAGTTATATAACCTTTCTTAGGACTTGGATCAAAACTTGGATTACCTTTATAATAAGCACCTGTTTTAGGATCATCTCTAACTGCCACTTTATCATCTAGGCCAGCAAATCTAAATTCTGGAAGGAATACTGTCATATAAATGTTTGCGATAGGGGCAGGACTAGCAACCTTGTTGCTGGGCCAACCCAAATACTTGAAGAATTTCTCTACATAGTCCATCTGTCCAACACGAGTCATAGCGGCTAGTGCGCTGGTTGAAGTTTTCAATGTCTGTGCGGCAGTACCACCAAACTGTATTAATCCAAAGTAACCGACACCATTAGGTTTGGCGGGATCCATAGAAGCCGCAGATTCTAGATACATGATGCCTATTAGATCCAAAGGATCAAACCCTAATCTACCACAGACTTCTTTTATCTTAGTCAAAAATGGCTGATCGGTGGTCCAAGAGAATGGTTGACCCTGTACAGTACCTCGATCACCAGATGGCCCGTTCCTGGCTGGATATGGTGTAGTGGCGGTGGCGTCACCGTCCCCATATCCTATAGAACTATCTGTTTTGTCTGTGCTAAATTGTGATGGATTGGTATTTTCGTGTTGATCCCACGGCTCATGACTAGGTATGCGTTGCATGATTGATATGATGGGGTCGGTTTTATAAAACGCACCGTTACCCCAAGCAGTCCCGCCTGCACGCTGTGGATTGCTAAACAAGGGTAAACCTATAGGAGCTTCGGGACTATCGGTTGAGGAAGGACTGTCGGCAGCAGGACCATTAAGGTCTATGCGTCCAGCGGCTGCCACCAGAGTAGCGCCACTTACAGACAATTTGCCTTGGGCTCCCACTGTAACGGCAGCACCGGCCATGCTGAGTTTACCGCTGGCAGATATTTTATTTTCTGCTCCTGCCGCTGAACTGATATTGGCAGTTGCGGCCATTATGATAGAGCCTGTTACTCCAAGATTGTAATCTCCAGCTACATTAAATTTAACAGTATTGGTTATTATACTCGAGTTTTGAGACACATTGAGATTAAAATCTTTATTGGCGGCAATATTAAAATTACGACCAGCTTCTAGATTAAAATCTCTGTCAGCACGCAGATTAAAATCTCCCTTGGTGTGTATGCTAACTGAGTCTTCGGCATAGACATCTATTTTGCCGTTGCTGGTTAACTCTATCCAAGCTGTACCTTTGCTGTTGGCTATATAGATTAAATCTGAAGAATTATGTAGCAGTATTTGATGACCCGTGCGTGTACGGATACGGACCAGTTCGTTCTGTCCATGTTGATCACCGTCATCCATGACAAAGGTACTGCCTCCCAATCTACTAACAGGAAAGACCTTGTTACCGTCAAATCCTATTTTTCTCTTAGGTGCACCGTCTGATGTGTCTACAGGTCCAGGAGTACTGATACCAAATACCTGGCTAGGTAATTCTCTACGGGCACTGCTGGATGTAACTCCTCGAATAGTATCCAATATCAATCCCTGTTCAAGCAGTCGATCAGCAAAAGGATGCACTGGTTTAGCCAGCTTTGAAATATTTTGATTATTTCCGTCATTGGTCTTTTTGTTAAATTCTGCCACAGGTAAATTTCGTGTGCCATATTTTTGTTCTTGTGCCGTGGTCATGGCTACATTCTGGCTGGAGGCGATCCCCGGCATCATATGATTCTGGTACATGTCAGGAACACAGCCTATCCAATAGCCAATGCCTGCACCTTCTGGAAATATAACCATCACCGTGGTTCCTACATCCGGAGGAACCATCCACATGCCGTAACTTTTTTGTACGTCATTAAAATCACCAGAATTATTTCCTTGGAAACGAGCACTGGTCACTCCGGCAAAAGGGCTCATATATCTAACGGTCCAAGTTGCTGATTTGAGAGACACGTCAGTCGTGGCTAATCTATTCAATAATGCGACTTCGAGGGTTCCCATATAGGTTTGATCGAGATGGTTCACTACCTCTGCTAGATAGGGGCCAGGGCCGGGACTAGATTTGTTTTTTGATCCAAAATAATCTTGTGCCATTGTTTACCCTAGTTTAGATATTGCACCATTTAATAATTTTCCTAGCGGACTATTATTTGATGCTAAAAATGTCGAAGCGGCCTTTTTAACATCCGACGACAACTCTGATACACTAACTCCAAGACGATCGGCTAATCCTTGTGCGCCTTTGGTTGCGAGAACCTGTTGATCATCTACCGTCAACGGAGTTGGAGGAGCTACAGTTTTTGGTTGAGTGGCAGGAATGTTGTTTAGATTTTTAACATCCTTGACAACCAATCCGTCGGCGATCGCCTGTGATATGTCGACAGATGTCGGAATGGTGTTGTAAATAGAATTTAATTTTTCAGTCGTATTGCCAATTAATCCATTGGTTAATCCTGTCAACTGTAAATTTGGATTGACAAGATATGGAGGAAGTGCTGAATTGATGTTTCCCTGTATATTGGCTATTTTATCATTAACACCTGCTACAGATAGCGAAGTTAAATTCCAATTGATTATAGGAGAAGGAGTTCCTCCCACGACAGAATTACCATATATATTGGCCTGTGCTGTAAATTTTCCTATTCCGTTTGTTGCCGCACCAAATGACTGAGTCAGTGGCCCAGACCCCAATCCATCAGCAAGATTACTATAGTTGCTATAAGGATTAACAGCGCCAAGTTTATACTGTGATAGAGGAACATCATTGCCAGCTACAGATGCTTTAGATTTATCTCTAGCATCTGTAGTAGGAGCTCCCGCTTTGTCTTCTGATCCTGTAGTTCCGTTATCTCGATCCAATACCTGTACAGTATTGGTAGGGTCTTGGCCTGCTATTTTGCGTAGTTCTAAATTTTGTTTGAATTGTCCTTCCTTGAACGTACTAACAATCTTGTTTATAATATAGGCTCCGTGGAAGGGACTCGTGACCTTTTTATTGTAGGTTATAAAACCGTTGTCGCCGATATCTTGAGGATTTTGAAATTTAATGTCAACTATCATATCTCCATATAAATGCTGTGCCTGTGTAAAATCTATACTGCTCGATCTATCGCTTGTTTTAACTTGATTACCTATCCCTCCTGTTACTAAAAAGAAAGGATCTCCCATGATATTGATGTTGGCCAACACCATGCTGGCCCGTGGGTCGATCAAGGCTCTGTGTAGATTTTCAGCCAGAACAAAATAAGGATCATCTTGACGTTGCACCGAATCCCCTATAGAATAACTGTCAGGAGGCAAAATTGCTGTCCTTGATACGGGATTAGAAGGATTGGCTAAATCTTTATTTTTTTCGGCTTCTGTTTGAGATTTTCCATTTTCCGTTGGCTTGGTAGGATTTACAGGAGACGGAGTGTCTTTGGTTTTAGGCGAATCATTAATACCGTCGCCTCGAGGCAATCCTTCATAAAATAAATAGTTGTACTGTAACTTAAAATCAAGTATTTCTGTATTTTTTCCCGTGTATATATAGTCATAAGAACGACAGCTATTCTTTTCTAAATCTTTCAGAGGTTGTTCTAATTTAGCAAATCCGGGAAATTTACTGCGCAACACCTTATAAGGAGATATCCTAAAAATATATTTCCTCAGTGGCGTATTACGTATTTCGTCTCGCCCAGGCAACTCTTCAGTGTCTACTCGAATTAAAAAATAATTTACAAACCCGTCAGGGTCTACACTTTTTTCACCGCCATTTTCATACATATCTTTTAGAGTGCTTCTAACATATTCGCTATTGACGATCACTTCGGCGATGATGTCTCTAAGGTTTGAACCAGCGTTAAAAGCTATCTGAGGTTTTTTATCAGAGCCGGCGCTGACTACTTTATAGGTCGATGCTGTAGCATCACGATTGGGATAATTTACACCATCCTGTGTTTGATTTTGTGGATCTAACATGGCTATTAGTTTGGCATCTTTTTCGCTGTATAATACCGAATCGCTAATATCAGTTGATTGATATTGTCCTACCGCATCTCCAATACTTGGAGAAGGATCTTTAATAAAATTACCAGTGTTGTCAACGGTATCAAATTTTATATCAAACAGATCATGGAGGGCGTTGGCCTGATTGGTATTCTGTTGCGTTTGATTACGGTCAACAGTCAGTTGATTATTGAATGCCTTTACCAACTCTGACAATATTTCACCAACTGTGCTTCCTTCGACAGACGTGTTTGCGGTTAATTTTCCAGATATTCCGTGAGCGACATCCCCCCAGGGAAAAACCGAACATTTATATACAGTGCCTTTTTCAGTGATATCTACTTCCATTCCACTAAATTTAATTGTAATATATCTTTTTTCTTTTAGAGGTTCTGGTTCAGAAAATGTCGAAGAATCGGGATAACCGATCCATTCTACCAACAGCACATACGGAGCTTCAATATATGTATCCCATCCTGCGGCCCTAGCCGACGTGGCCAGTGCTTCTAAAAATCCATTGACACTATACGGTTCTATAACATCAAATCCAATAGTTGTAGGTAGGGTAGCATTTGCCATTTGAGTAAATGTTGCGATTGTTTCAATCTGGACATTTTCGATATACATGTCGTATTGGCCGGCACTGTATTTGTTGAAACTTTCAACCAGCTTGGGCACAGAATTTAATCTATCAATAGTTTGAGTGGCCTTGGTCGATTCACTTTGGCTAACTTCAGCCGCATTTAATAAATTTTGACTGGCAGTAATTTGATTTTTAAGAGAATTGCTAAGACCTTCGTTTATTGCATTAGGTCCTTTTCCTCCAGATTTTAATACTATTAATTTTAGAGCATTGGGATGTGTATAGGTATTGGGATTGTTTATTTCGTCTCGATTTAGACAGGCTAGAGTAAATCGATACGTATAAGATCTATAGGTTGATAAGACATTTTTTTCTGTGGATCCTTTAATAGTGGTCCTCGATGAGGTAGACGCCGTTGCTGTTGGGGTTTTTCTTTCAACAGCGGCGGAACTTGTAACTACCGCAGAACTCCCACCATTGATAACATTGCCATGTTGATCAAGATTCATGTTGGTAAACACGTCATTGTTGGCTTTGCCGTCACCCGGATTACCGTATAAATTTTTAAAAAAATTCCTTGCGTTGGCTTGACCATTAATTGGCATTTATATCCCCAAAGCAGAACGTAGACTTGGTAAACTTGGTAGGTATATTTTTAATCCTGCGACCATATCAAAAACCGGATCTTGGATGATGTTTTTATTACGGACAGCAAATACCCACCATAGAGCAACATCACCGTAGAGGTCGTAGGCCAACAGTTCCGGTCTATGTTCGTATTTTTTATCTAATGCATATACTAAATCATCTACGGTCGAGGGAATATCACGAAAGTTGATCACATCTAGATAAGATCTATTTTGAGAAGTTGAATAATAAGGACTGGTTATTCCATAGACTGCCATTATAGATATCCTTTTCCTTTAAG